AGGTGGAAAGCAAGAAGCTGCTAGAGAAAGAAGAGAGTTTTACTGTGATAATGGCACAATAAAATTAAGACCATCAGACGATGCTGATGTTCCCAAGACTGACAAACAGATTGAAACTGAGAAAAAAAATAAGTAATGGGTTTTAAACTTAAAGGAGCACCATACGAAAAAGATGATATGAACATTGCTGTATATAGAAAAGATATAGGCGATGGTTCTGCAGCTAAGTCTAACCATACTGGTATAATTCTTCAAACAGGAATAAGTCCTGAAGAGGAAAGTGCTGCTATAGCTCATGAAAAAGTTCACCAATACCAACAGCGTAGTGGTGATTTAGACTACGATGAAAATAATTTTTATTGGAAAGGTAAAACATATCCAAGAGAGAATTTAAATGAGCACAATGAGAAATTGCCTTGGGAAATTGAAGCTTATAAAGAAAGTAACAAATTATTAAAAGGTAAACAAAACACTACGGACATGAAAAATAAATTTGAATTAAGAAACGGCAAGGGAAATGGGGCTTCATTTAAAAACTTGACAAGTAAAGGATTAATGGGCGCTTCTTTAGATACTGATCCTTTAAAAATTAAAGCTAAATCTAATGCTACTTGGAGTGACTGGACGCCTAACGATAGCGGCGGCGAATCTAGAACTGCTATAGGTACTGCTACTGAGACAACTACATTACCTGGCCGTACTTTGAAAGAAAGAGGAACTATTACTAATAAGTTTAAAGGTACAGATAATCAATACATAACCGGATTAGTAAGTAGAGGTGATTACAAGGGTGTAAGTGGTGAAGAAATGGTTAAAAAAGGTATTATAAGTGGAAAATTTAAAGATGAATGGAATAGTAGATCTGGTTATAAACCTAAAACTACAACAAGAACTGAAACATTTAAAGATGTTCAAACTAGAGCAATAAAAATACCACCACCAACAAAAACAACGCCAGATCCAAAACCAACTCCAACTCCTGAAATTACTACTACTAAAAGAAAAAAGACTCCTATAAAAAATCTTATTAATAAAATAAAAAATAGAGAGAAAAAAGTTAAATACAAGCCTATTACTTTTAAAAAGTATGATGGAAGTTGTAAAAATCCAGGTTCTTGATGAGTAAGAAAAAATTAAATGAAACTAAGATAGGTGCTTTTCTAGCTAGTAAAGCGCCTAAAGTTTTAGCGGCTATAGGAAACGTATTACCTAATCAAGGAACTCTTGGTGTAGTAAAAAATATTATATCAAGTGATAATAAGATTAAGGCAGTTGATAAAGAGCAAGCTATGAAACTTATAGAGCAAGACATAGCTGAAATGAAGCAAATATCTGATAGATGGGGTAGCGATATGAAGAGTGACTCATGGCTTTCTAAAAATACAAGACCTTTAGCCTTGGCTTTCTTAACGGTGTCTGCAGTTTTTATGATGGCTGTAGATTCTTTTCATTTACAATTTGACGTAGATGAATCGTGGATAAACTTATTAAAAACATTACTAGTAACAGTTTATGTAGCATACTTCGGAAGTCGTGGTGCTGAAAAAATAACAAAAATAAATAAATAAAAAAATGGCAGCAGGAATAAATAAAACAGAATTAAAAGGATTAGAAGGAAATGAAGCCGCTGAACCTAGAGTATTTGCTCATGATGCACATCTTATAATTTTTCCATCGGCTGAAGCGGATGGCTTTGGAAGTGTATTTCCAACAGCTCCAAATGACGCAATAATAACGTACCAGAGAGGAGCTTGCTTATATGTAGGTGAAGCTGGAGATGTAGATATAGAGCTTGAAAGTGGTAAAAGAATATTATTTAAAGGTGTAACAGCAGGATCTTTCTTACCTGTGCTAGCATTAAAGGTATATAAATATGATGATAATTCAGATGTTACAACTACAGCTGGTAATATAATATCATTATTTTAAATGAATATCGGCATGGGATTAACTATCCCAAACATAAGTAATTTACCCGGTGTTTCAAGACCTGGAGGAGATGGATTTATTAATAAGTTTTGTTTAGACTTTACTCCTGCAGCTGCTAAAGTAGTAATGGCAAACTTGTTTTTTCCTACGCAGTCTATTATATCAATGTGGTTTAATAATGATTCCGCATCGCCTAATGATATATTGCTTGGATCAGATTCTAACAGTGAACAAATAAGATTAATAACAAGCGGTGGAAATATACAAATACTAGCTACTTCACATGGTAATTCAAAAACATTCAACACTACTGTTGCTTATAGTGCTAACACTTGGTATCATATTGCTTTTTACTTCACAAGTGGAACAGCATTAACTATATATGTAAATGGCCAATTGTTTACAACTAGCGCTAGCTGGTTAACAGCTGTAGATTTTAAATCAATAGGTAATACAGTAACATCAAGCTCTCAAGGTTTTGATGGCACTATAGATGAAGTTTCATTTTTCAATAATAATACTATAGATATAAATGATCTATACAACAATGGCAAGCCTGGTGACTTAAGTAGTTTTTCTCCTTCAACATGGTATAGATTTGAAGAAGGAAGTGGCACTGTAGCTAACAACTCAGGGTCTGCTAATAATAATGGTGCTATAACAGCTGCTGTTTATAGCACTTTAGTACCTTAAACACAAACAATCAAATAAAATTAAATAAAATGGCAAAAATAAAAAAACAAGAGTTAGATAAAATAATAAAACAACAAGACGCTTTAGCTCGTATAACTCACAAAATAGGAAGTTTAGAATATGAAAAATTTATTTTAAATTCTGAATTAAATAAATTAAATGATATAGTTTCTAAATATAAAAAAGAATTAGAAGATACTTACGGTGAAGTTAATATTGATTTAAAAGACGGAACTTATACAAAGATAGAAAAAGAAGATGTCAAAGATAAGGAAGATTAGTATAGGCTCTGACTATAAGAATGATGCTATGCATTATTCAACTGGTCAAGAGGTATATGGAGGACATATAATCAGCGATATACTTTTTGAAGACAAAGACCAATCATATAATATTTTTATAACTAAAAATAATGAAGTATTACCTTGGAAAAAGTTTAATGCTAATATGTCTGTGTCTGTAGAATATGATCTTAAATATTAATGAAAAGTTTATATCATTTTATTATTAAGCCAGTAGATGAAAGATACGAAAATATCAAAAAGGTTAATGATAAAGAATTAATAATTAATTCAAATATAGAAAATCATATTTTTGTAAGTAAGAAAGCAGTTGTAGTTTCTACTCCAGCTGCTTATACAACAGAAATAAATATTGGTGATCAAGTATATATTCATCATAATATACTAAGAAGATATTACGATATTAAAGGCAAAGAAAAAAATAGTAGCACTTATTTTAAAGATAATCTTTACTTCGTAGCTCCAGGCCAAATATATATGTATAATTTAAAACCTCATTTAGATTATTGCTTTGTAAAACCACTTAAAAACCAAAGCATCTTAGAGAACAGGAAAGAACAGCCTAATATTGGAATAGTAAAATATTCTAATAAGTGCTTAGAGACTCTAGGAATTACATCTGAAACACTTATTACGTTTACACCTAACTCTGAGTTTGAGTTTATTATAGATGGTGAACGACTTTATTGTATGAAATCTAATGATATAGCTTTAACTCATGAATACCAAGGAAACGAAAAAGAAAATAATCCAAGCTGGGCAAAAAGCAGTTGAGGAGCTTATTAAGGTAGCAAAAGAAAAGATTGTTGACTCAGACGACGATGTAAGCGCTGACAGATTAAAGAATGCTGCCGCTACTAAAAAACTAGCTATATTCGACGCTTTTGAAATACTAAACCGTATACAAGAAGAAGAAGACATGTTAAATGAAAAACCTAAAGAAGTTAAAGAACAAAAAACTTTTAAAGGTTTCGCGGAAGGGAGGAGTAAGTGAGTTATGAACAAGCACTCTATAAAGAGTTAAAGGATATTGTTAATCCTAAAATACTGAAGAAACAAAATCGTTTCAAAAAGTGGGAATATGGTTATAATTCCGACTATGATTTTATAGTAATAAGTAAAACTGGAAAAATTGGACAAATCATTGAAATACAGAATCTCAGGATTGCTTTACCAACAGCAGATGAACCGTTTAAACGAAGCGAAAGCAAGATTGAACAAAGATGGCAAAAGCAAGATTATCCAAAAGAACTAAGTAAAATTAAAAGTAGATTTGACTGGGAGGAATACTCAGCTGAATTTAAAGAAAAGTGGTACGATTATATAGATGAAGAATTTAAAAGAAGAGAACAAGGTTACTGGTTCTATAATTACGGTACTCCTACTTATATTACTGGTACTCATTACATGTACTTACAATGGTCAAAGATCGACGTTGGAGCGCCAGATTACAGAGAAGCAAATAGATTATTCTTTATATTTTGGGAAGCTTGCAAAGCAGATAACAGATGTTACGGGATGTGCTACCTTAAAAACAGACGATCTGGATTTTCATTTATGTCCTCGGCCGAACTTGTTAACCAAGCAACAATATCTAGTGATGCCAGATTCGGTATACTCTCTAAATCTGGATCAGATGCTAAAAAAATGTTTACAGATAAAGTCGTGCCAATATCCGTTAACTATCCGTTTTTCTTCAAACCGATCCAGGACGGTATGGATCGTCCTAAAACAGAACTCGCATACAGAGTTCCAGCTTCAAAGCTTACTAGAAGGAAGCTTGAGAGCAATGAACAATTAAGAGAATTAGACGGGCTTGATACAACTATTGACTGGAAAAATACTGGCGACAACTCTTACGATGGTGAAAAGCTAAAGCTATTAGCTCATGATGAAAGTGGTAAATGGGAAAGACCTGATAATATATTAAACAACTGGAGAGTTACAAAAACAACACTAAGGCTAGGATCAAGAATCGTAGGCAAGTGTATGATGGGCTCAACTTCAAACGCATTAGATAAAGGTGGGAACAACTTCAAAAAGTTATACTATAATTCAGACGTTACAAAAAGAAATCGTAACGGACAAACATCTTCTGGACTCTATTCTTTGTTCATCCCTATGGAATGGAACTACGAAGGATTCATGGATTCTTACGGATCACCTGTTTTCATTGGAAAAAAAGATCCTATCAAAGGAGTCGACGGTTTTGAAATTACAACAGGCGTTATCGAACACTGGCAAAACGAAGTTGACGGATTAAAAGATGACTCTGATAGTTTAAATGAATACTATAGACAGTTTCCCAGAACTGAACAACATGCATTTCGAGACGAAGCTAAAAATAGCTTGTTCAATTTAACTAAAATATACCAGCAGATAGATTTTAACGAGGAAATGGCTAATGATAAAGTTGTAACTAAAGGTAATTTTGTTTGGCAAAACGGTGTGAAAGACACTAAAGTATACTTTATGCCAAATAAAGATGGTAGATTTTTAATATCATGGATACCTCCAGAAGCTTTACAAAATAAAATTATATTAAAAAATAATTTAAAATGGCCTGCTAATGAACATATTGGAGCTTTTGGTTGCGATAGCTATGACATATCAGGAACAGTTGATGGTAAAGGGTCTAATGGATCTTTACATGGATTGACTAAGTTTTCAATGGAAGATGCGCCACCTAACCATTTTTTTTTAGAATATATATCAAGGCCTCAAACAGCTGAAATATTCTTTGAAGATGTTTTAATGGCTTGTGTATTTTATGGCATGCCAATACTTGCTGAGAATAACAAACCTAGATTATTGTATTATTTTAAACGTAGAGGTTACAGAGGTTTTTCAATTAATCGTCCTGATAAAATTTGGAATAAACTTTCTACAACAGAAAAAGAAATAGGTGGAATACCTAACTCAAGTGAAGATATAAAACAAGCCCACGCTGCTGCTATAGAAAGTTATATAGAAGAAAACGTTGGGTATCTAAAAGATAAAACTGGTGATATGTATTTTCAAAAAACACTAGAAGACTGGGCTAGATTTGACATAAATAATAGAACTAAACATGATGCATCGATAAGCTCTGGTTTAGCTATTATGGCCTGTAATAAAAATAAGTATAGACCAAATCAAATAGTTTTAAAAAATAAAATTAATCTAGGTATTAAAAAGTACAATAACGAAGATATTATCTCTAAAATTAATAAATAAATGCAAATACAAACTTATAACGGCAGTTCTTTTCCTGATCAGGTAGTACCTGATGATGTTAAAGCTTCTATAGATTACGGTAGGCAAGTTGGTAGGGCTATCGAGGGTGATTGGTTTTCTGGAACTAGAACTGGTGTACAAGGTAGATACAATACTAATTATAATAATTTTAGGAACTTAAGGCTTTACGCTAGAGGAGAACAATCTGTTCAAAAATATAAAGATGAATTAGCAATAAATGGTGACTTATCTTATTTAAACTTAGACTGGAAACCTGTACCTATTATACCTAAGTTTGTAGATATTGTAGTAAATGGTATGGACAGTAAGCTTTATGAAGTAAAAGCTTTTGCACAAGATCCAGATTCTTTAAAGAAAAGAACAAACTACGCTGAAACTATAATGAGAGACATGCAAGCGCAAGAGCTTATAAATAAGATTAAAAGTGTTACAGGTATGGATATGTATTCTACATCTAATCCAGAAGATTTACCGCAAAGCAAAGAAGAACTTGATGTTCACATGCAGTTGACCTATAAGCAGTCTATAGAAATAGCAGAAGAAGAAGCCATAAATAATACTTTAGAATTTAATAAATACGATCTAACAAAAAGAAGAATATGTGAAGATTTAGTTGTTTTAGGTATTGGTGCTGTTAAAACTAGTTTTAATCTTTCGGAAGGTGTTAAAATAAACTATGTTGATCCAGCTAATTTAGTTTACTCTTATACTCAAGATCCTAATTTTCAAGATATATGGTACGTTGGAGAGGTTAAATACATAAGTTTAAATGAATTAAAAAAAGAATTTCCAGCTTTAACTAAAGATGAATTAAAAACCATACAAGAATATCCAGGAAGCTCTAGTTATAATTATCAATTTAATGGTAGAAATGATGGTAATAATATAGCTGTATTATACTTTGAGTATAAGACTTACCAAGATCAAGTATTTAAAATAAAGCAAACAGCTACTGGACTAGAAAAAGCATTACAAAAACCAGATACTTTTAATCCGCCTAAAAATGATAACTTTGATGTTGTTTCAAGATCTATAGAAGTTCTATATTCTGGAGCTAAAATACTTGGACATGAGATGATGTTAAGGTGGGAAATGTCTAGAAATATGACTAGACCAGATTCTAATTTAGTAAAAGTAAATATGAGCTACAGTATATGTGCTCCTAAGATGTACAAAGGTCGTATAGAATCTTTAGTTAGTAGAATGACTGGGTTTGCTGACATGATACAATTAACACACTTAAAACTACAGCAAGTTTTAGCTAGAACAGTTCCTGATGGTGTTTTCTTAGATGTAGATGGATTAGCTGAGGTAGACTTAGGTAATGGTACTAATTATAATCCAGCTGAGGCACTTAATATGTATTTTCAAACTGGTAGTATATTAGGTAGATCTATGACTCAAGACGGCGGCATGAATCCAGGTAAAGTTCCAATACAAGAACTTCAAACAGGTAGTGGTGGTAGTAAGATGAACGCTTTAATACAGACTTATCAATATTATTTACAAATGATAAGAGACGTGACGGGACTTAATGAGGCGAGAGATGGAAGTGCTCCTGATAAAAATGCTTTAGTAGGTTTACAAAAGTTAGCTGTAAATGCTTCTAACACTGCTACTAAACATATACTACAAGCTAGCTTATATTTGTCAGCTAAGACTTGTGAAGATATATCATTAAGAATATCTGATGCGTTAGAATATCCTCTAACAAAAGAAGCTCTTAGATCTAGTATAAGCGCATATAATGTAGGTACATTAGAAGACATGTATAGACTAAACATGTTTGAGTTTGGTATATATTTAGAAATGGTACCTGATGAAGAAGAAAAACAAGTACTAGAACAAAATATACAAATAGCTTTAAAATCACAGTCTATAAATCTTGAAGACGCTATAGAGATAAGGGACATAAGAAACCTTAAACTAGCTAATCAAGTTCTTAAAATAAAAAGACGTAAAAAAGCAGAGCAAGATCAAGCAGCATCTCAAGCTAATATTCAAGCTCAGGCAAACGCCAATGCAGAAGCTTCTGAAAGATCAGCTTTAGCTGAAATGCAGAAACAACAAGCATTAGCCGAAACAACTCTTCAAATAGAAAAAGGTAAGTCTGAATTTGATATAAACAAAGCCAGACAAGAAGGTCAAATAAAAAGAGAATTAATGCAAGTTCAGTTTGAGTTTGATAGGCAGTTAAAGCAAATGGAGATTGATAAATTGATGAGCAAAGAGCAACTAATAGAAGATAGAAAAGATAAAAGAGTTAGATTAGAAGGTCAGCAACAAAGTCAAATGATCTCACAAAGACAACAAGATGGCATGCCTATTAACTTCGCTAGTGATGCAGCTGCTGCTAATAGAGGCGTAGAAAAAACTTCAGCAGACAATCAAGAAATGATTGCCAATGAACAACAACAAATAAGCTAAGCTTATATTATTAATTATTATATTATATTATGTCAGAAGAAATAAAAGAAACAGCTGGCGGTGAGTTAACTCAAGGTGAATTTAAAATTAAAAAATCACCTAAAAAATTAACAGACAAAGAACCAATAGCTAAAATAGATTTAAGTAAACCTAAAGAAGTAGTTGAAGAAACTATTACTAAAGTTTACTTAACACCAAAAGATGAAGAAAAACCTTTAGAAGAAGAAAAAGCTCCTATAATACAAGAGATTAAAGAAGAAGAAATAAAAGAAGAGGTTAAAGAAACAACAAAAAAACTTAAAGAGGCAGTACGAGATGAAGCTGTAGTAGGAAAACAACTACCTGAAAACATAGAGAAATTAGTTTCATTTATGGAAGAAACAGGTGGCAATGTAGAAGACTACGTTAGATTAAATACTGATTACTCTAAAATTGATGATAATTCTTTATTAAGAGAATATTATAAAAATACTAAACCACATCTTGATCATGAAGAAATATCTTTTATAATGGAAGATAATTTTAAAATTGATGAAGACTTGGATGAAGAGCGAGACATAAAGAAAAAGAAACTCGCCTTCAAAGAAGAAATTGCAAAAGCCAAAAGCTTTTTGGAAGAAACAAAGAGTAAATATTACGACGAGATCAAGTTGAGACCGGGCGTTACTCAGGAACAACAAAAGGCTATGGATTTTTTCAATAGATACAACAAGAACAAAGAGCTCGCAGCTAACAAGCACAAGCAGTTTGTTAACACTACTAGAGATTATTTTACTAAGGATTTCAAAGGTTTTGAGTTTAACTTAGGAGATACTAAATTTAGTTATAAGATTAACAATACTGAAGAGGTAATCGATCAACAGTCTGACTTAGAAAAATTTGTAGGGAAGTTCCTGAATGACGAGGGAAGGATAGAAGATCATGTAGGTTATCACAAAGCTATGTATGCTGCTAGAAATGCTGACAATATAGCTAAACATTTTTACGAGCAAGGCAAAGCTGACGCAACTAAAAATATAGTTAATAAATCAAAAAATATAGAAACAGCTTCACGTCCACAAAACAATGAAGATCTTTTTATAAATGGATTTAAAGTAAAAGCAATTTCAGGAGTTGATAGTTCAAAGTTGAAAATAAAAACAAATAAAAACAAAAACTAAAAACTATAAAAATGAGTTTATCTGGAGGGAGTTTTCCCGCATCGATTGTTCCTGCTCAAAAGAAAATGACGTTAGAATCTAACTTCTTATCTTTTAATGGCGAAAGCACAGGAGCTAATCAAAACATGAATAACTTCGCTCAGCAATACCTACCGGAATTGTATGAAGCGGAAGTTGAAAGATACGGAAACAGGACGTTGTCTGGTTTCTTGAGAATGGTTGGAGCTGAAATGCCTATGACTTCTGATCAAGTAATTTGGTCTGAACAAAATAGATTACATGTAGCTTATAAAGGTTTAGCCGATGCTATTGGTGCGCCAACTAATAATGTTTATACTATTGAGCCGAACTTGACTGGCACGTCTACTACTAAAATAGCTATAAGAGCAGGACAAACTGTTCTTTTATCTGATGAAGCTACTGGATTAGTAACTGCTAAAGTTTATGTAGTCACAGCTGGTGATACAACATTTACTGCTAAAGTTTATGGGTCTAATACACTGCCTTCTACTTTAACATCTGGTACAGGAGTCAATATGTTTGTTTACGGTTCTGAATTTAAAAAAGGTACTAATGGAATGCTAGGTTCAATTGAGCCTTCTTTCACTCAGTATGCTAACAGACCTGTAATTATCAAAGATAAGTATGAAATCAATGGTTCTGATACTGCTCAAATTGGGTGGGTTGAAGTTGCTACTGAAGACGGAACATCTGGATACTTATGGTATCTAAAAGCTGAGTCTGAAACTAGATTGCGTTTTGAAGATTATCTTGAAATGATGATGGTTGAAGGTGTTGAAGCAAAACTAGCTAATGGTAGCGCTTCTTCATTAAGTACAGACAATATACTAGGTACTGAAGGTATGTTTGAGGCTATTGAACAAAGAGGTAATATATACTCTGGTTTTGCTGGACCTGCTGCTCCTGGTGCTGGTGCTTTAGGTGATTTCGATGAGATCCTTAAAAATCTAGACAAGCAAGGTGCTATTGAAGAAAACATGTTATTCTTATCAAGATCTACTGCTCTTGATTTTGATGATATGATTGCTGCTATGGCAGGTGGAGGTTATGCTTCTACTGCTTCTGCTTCTTACGGTCTTTTTGACAACGAAGCTGAAATGGCGCTTAACTTTGGATTTTCTGGTTTCAGAAGAGGTTCTTATGACTTCTACAAAACTGATTGGAAATATCTAAACGATGCATCTACAAGAGGATTAGATAAAGCTATTGATGGTGTGCTTGTTCCTGCTGGAACTTCTACAGTATATGATCAAATGTTAGGATCTAATATCAGACGACCATTCTTACACGTAAGATATAGAGCTTCTGAAACTGAAGATAGAAGATTTAAAAACTGGATTACTGGTTCAGTTGGAGGAGCTTACACTTCTGATTTAGATGCAATGTCTGTACACTTCTTATCTGAAAGATGTTTAGTAACTCAAGCTGCTAATAACTTCGTGTTATTCAAAGGAGCTTAATTAATTATTAACATTTAAAAAATAAGAAAATGAGTTATATAAAACTACAAAAAACAGGTGCTGAATTTGATTTAGTATCTGCTGATAATATCGGTGACATTAAGTTGGTTACTGGAGACGTGGTAATTAATTATCTTTCGGGATATAAGGTTACTATTACTGGTGGTGCTTCAGGATCAAATGATTTTGTTCAGAAAGATATTAACAAGATAGAAAACGCAGTTGATGTTATGAGTGGTGCCTCTGGGCCAGCTCCAATGACTGTACTTGGTTTTCCTGTTACTGGCGTTACTGCCGCAGTTGGACTTAATCCAGCTACTTAAAAACAATAATAAGATCCCGCTTCGGCGGGGTCTTTTTTAATTATTATATTATATTATATTATGGAAACAAAAGAAAAGAAAAAGCCTGCAGCTAAAGCTGTAGCAAAACCTGAGGTAAAAAAAGATACTTGGGAATATAAAGATAGAAATTATTATCTATTAGGAAACAAAGAACCTTTAACATACACTATAACTAGTAAGCATACTCAAAAATATCCTTTAGTTTGGTTTGATCCAGAAAAAGGCTATGAAAGAGAATTAAGATATGCTACTAATCAAAAGTCAATATTTGTTGATGAACAAAAAGGTCAATCTACTTTAAAGCATATTGTTTTTAATAAAGGACACTTATTTGTTCCTAAAGAAAAAAGAAATTTACAAGAGTTTTTAGATAAGCACACTCACAATGGTTTAATATTTTCAGAATATGATAATGTTGAAGTAGCCACTGATGAAGTTGAAGATTTGAAATTAGAGGTCTTAGCGATGAACACCGCTATGGAAATGGATATAGACTTTGCCGAAGCAATACTTAGAGTAGAGATGGGATCAAGTGTTTCTCAATTAAGTTCAAAAGAACTAAAAAGAGATTTACTATTGTTTGCAAGAAGAAACCCAGAACTATTTATTGATTTAGCTAATGATGAGAATGTTCAACTTAGAAATGTTGCTATTGTAGCTGTTGAACAAAAAATAATTAATTTATCATCAGATAATAGAACATTTACATGGGCTAGTAATGATAGAAAACTAATGAATGTTCCTTTTGATGAAAATCCATACTCAGCTATGGCTGCGTGGTTTAAAACAGATGAAGGGCTTGAGGTTTATAGATCTATAGAGAAAAAGTTCAAATAACAAGTGATTATAATTTAGGGTGGTTTACGCCACCCTTTTTTTTTTAAAAAATATTAAAATGGCAATAAACGTAAATACCGTATATACAACAGTATTAAGTATTCTTAATAAAGAACAACGTGGTTATTTAACTCCTTATGAGTTTAATCAAATAGCTACGCAAGTACAATTAGAAATATTTGAAAAGTTTTTTGAAGACTACAACCAGTACATACGTATGCCTAAAACAAGTGTGGAGTTTGCCTCTAGAATGGACCACATAATGGAAGAGTTTCAAGTATTTGAAAAAAGCGGTCCTTCAATAACTATTCCAGCTGGTACTGCTCAAACAGATAATGTGTATAATCAACCTAGTGATCTACATAGATTTGGTTCTGTAACATGGAATAAAGGACTTAATTCTCCACCTATAGAAATACTCAGTAATAAAGATTACAATCAAATAAAACTATCTCCTTTAACACAACCTACAGATAATTTTCCTGTTGCTAAATACCAGCAAGATAAAATAACAGTTTTTCCAAGTTCTGCACCTTATGCTAGTTCTGACGTTACCTTTAACTATATTAGAAAACCAAAAGATGTTGTTTGGGCTTATAAACTTGGCACTTTAGGTCAATACATATTTAATGATTCTTTTGATCCGGTTGACAGCGGTGTAGTACCAGCTAGTGGTTATGTTGATTTTGAAATAAGTGATAGCCAACAAACTGAAGTTATATTAGAAATATTAAAATACGCTGGAGTAGTAATAAGAGATCCACAAATAGTACAAGCCGCTGCGAACGAGTTGGCCCAAAATGAAGCTAACACTAAAAGATAATAAAAAATGGGATTAATAAACGAAACTAACGCACAATACTATGCTGGACAACAAGAGTTCAATATAACAGCCAGTACAACAGATCCTACTTTTACGTGTACTTTTGATACTAAAGTTGTAAGTGCTTATAATGATAGTGGCACACAGGTAGATGCATTTTCTAATTACACTATATACATTTATAATTCGTCGTCTAATGTTTACGAGGCTCAACCTGAAAACATATCGTATATATCAGATGTAGCAAATAATATAATAACACTAACTGGAACTTTTGGTGGACCTGCTTATGTTCAGTTAAAACAAGCTGCAATAGGTAACAACTATGGAAGTTATGAATACATAAGTTTAAAAGATATAGTAAACAATTTTATAGTAGCTTACGTAGGTTTAGACAAGTTAATACCTAGAGTTAGTAGAACAGATGTAATATTTCACGCTAAAAGAGGCTTACAAGAATTTAGTTATGACACATTGAAGAGTATAAAATCTCAAGAATTAACTATACCACCAAATCTCGGTGTTCCAATACCTCAAGACTACGTTAATTACGTTAGATGTTCTTGGATTGATGAAGGTGGCGTTCAGCATATTATATATCCAGTAAACAATTTAACCACATCTCCTACACAGTTGCTGATACAAGACAGCAAAGGAGTTCCTACGCAAAATGCTTTTGGAGGTAATAATTTAGCAGAGCAGTCTTTAACTGAAGATAGATGGAATTCTATATCAACAGAAAAGATTGATGGAGTTGACACTAACAGTGCTAATGTTTATAGTAGAGCTTGGTGGAAGCTAAACTTTGGTCAAAGATACGGCTTAGACCCTCAATATTCTCAACAAAATGGATGGTTTCAAATAAATGAAAGATTAGGCACTTTTGCTTTTTCTAGTAATTTAGTAAATAAATTAATAGTTATTGAATATATATCTGATGGTTTAGCTTACGATATGGATTCTAAGGTGCCTAAGATGGCCGAGGATGCATTATATGCTCATATTAGTCATTCTATATTAGCTTCAAAATCTAATGTACAAGAATACATTGTTCAAAGATATAAAAAAGAAAGATCAGCTAAGTTAAGAAATGCTAAAATAAGACTTTCAAACATAAAAATAGGAGAAATTACTCAAGTTATGAGAGGTAAATCTAAATGGATTAAACATTAAATATGGCTGAGGTAAGAAATAATTTTATAAAGTCTAAAATGAACAAAGACCTAGATGATAGGTTATTGTCTAATGGTGAATATAGAGACGCTCAAAATGTAAATGTCAATAGATCAGAAGGAGAAGACGTAGGCGCATTGGAGAATGTTTTAGGAAACAAATTAGTTACTGATTTTTCACTTGGCGATAATTCAAGTTTAGAGATAATAGGATACTTAAGTGATGATATAAATAATAGGGCTTTTCTTATAGCAACTGACTATACTGATACGTCTTCAAGTAAACTAAGTAATCCAGCGCCCCATGGCGCTTCTTGCTATATATTAATTAGTGACTTAACTACTGGTAATAGTCAAATCTTAGTTAGAGGTAGATTCTTAAACTTTTCAAAAACACATCCAGTTTTTGGTATTGATTTAATAGAAGATCTATTATTTTTTAGTGACAATAGAAATCAACCAAGAAAAATAAATGTAAAAACAGCTGCTTCAAATTTAAGTTACTACACTACAGAAGATCAAATATCCGTAGCTAAGTATTACCCTTACACTGCTCCACATTTGTATGATACGGTAATTTTACCCAATGTAACCACCAACTTTAGCTCAGTGAACTGCACAGCTGCTGCTGCTATACCAGACACTATAAGAATTGGAATGCAGATACTAACACCTACTAACTTTGCAGAAAGAGTATCAAAGCCAGTATTTATAGTATCTATTGATTACTCTACTACTGGTAATACAGTAGGAAACTTTGTAGTTTCTCAACCATTAACTGCTGGCACTAATGATTTTACTTTTATATACCCTACTTCTGAAAATAGGACTGATGAGTTTATAACTTTTAGCCAAACTGCTAAATTTCTTAGTATAGCATCAAGTGGTTCTAATTTTGATGTTACTTTTTTAGCGCCTTCTTCAAGTCAGTCTTTAATAGGTAACATGTTAGTTACTTGTCCAGGTAAAATAAATGAAAAAGTTTTAACAGTTATACAGCCTGGTAGTGCTACCATAACTGTAGATAAAAATATAACAACAGGAGATAACTCTGTAGTTTATGGTGATATACTACAATTCGCATATCCAAACCCTAATTATGAGAGCACTTGGCCTGGAGATAAAGAATTATTAACAGATAAATTTGTTAGATTTGCTTATAGGTTTAAGTTTGATGATGGTGAATATTCTTTAATATCTCCATTTACTCAACCTGCTTTTATACCCAAGCAAGATGGTTATATAGTTTCAGAACCAACTGACAATGATCCTCAATCTTACTCTGATCAAGCTGAAGGTATTGGAGCATCTACTATAATAAGTTTTTTTGAAAATAAAGTAGATGATGTAGGTATAAATATAGAAATGCCATATAAGGTTAATGAGTTAAATATAAATTTAAAAATAGTAGAAATAGATATACTATATAAAGAGTCAGATGGATTAGCAATACAAGTTTTAGAAACTATACCTGTCACAGACTCTTCAATAACTAGTAATTCAACTACAACATATAAATACACTTATCAATCTAGGAAACCATTTAGAACTCTTCCATCAGCTGAAACAACTAGAGTTTTTGATAAAGTACCTATAAGATCAATGTCTCAATCTACTTCTGGAAATAGATTAATATATGGTAACTTTATAGATAAGCACTCACCACCTCAAAATATTGACTATGCTGTAAGGGCTAGTCCTAAGTATAAAGTAAACTCTCTTGACACTATATATTCTACAGTTTCAACCCCAAATCACACATTAAAACAAAATAGAAATTATCAAGTAGGCATAGTTTTAGCAGACAGATATGGTAGACAGTCAGATGTTATATTATCTTCTTTAAACAGTTTTCAAATATCACAAACTGGTAGTAGTGAAAAATTTGATGGATCAACAGTTTTTCATCCATATTACTCAGAGTCTAGTTCTAAAAACGAGGCTGTTCCTATAACTACCTCACAAAGAGGGTGGTTTGGTGATTCTTTAAAAATATTATTTAAAGAGAAAATACCAAGTGTAGCTACTGGGGAAAATGCAGCTGGTTATCCAGGCTTGTATAAAAGTGGTCACTACAATGCTATAGTTACTTCTGGAGTTGTAGATAGCGATACGGCAGTAGTAAATAGCATAGACCCAGACATTGCAATAGGAGATATAGTTGGTACTACACCTCCTGTAAGTATTATAGATATAAATCAATTGACTAACACTTTAATGTTTTCTGGAAATATAACCGCTCAAGCTGGTAAGAAGATTACTATACATGGGCCTGAAAATAAATTAGGCTGGTACTCTTATAAGATAGTAGTTAAACAGCAAGCACAAGAATATTACAATGCATACTTAGCAAACATATCATCAAGACCAAATGTTAACGGTTATCAAGCGACTTGGGCTGGATCTCTAGGTCAGTCAAACGTAACCCAAATACAAGTGACAAATGCTTCGGACATATCAACTATGCAAGTAGGCGATTTAGTTACGGGACCAAACATAACTACACAACCTGGTAACGTTCTACCTGCAACTGTTACAGAAAAAGTTAATTCTACTACTTTTAAAATAGATTTTGGAATAAACATGGCGGCTAATCAATCTTTAACGATAGCGACACCATATACAAGAACCTCATCTGCTTATGTAAATAATCAAGCTTTTTATACTACTTTAATAAGTGATAATATAAATAAAATACCAGCAGATCTTGAAGAAGTTCAACCAGAGCAAACTCTATTTAGAACAAGTGATGCTGTGTTATATCCTAGGGTAACATCGCTCAATATAGGTGGGTATCCTGGAAGCTCTCAAAGACATTTAGGTAGTAAGTTTGCTACTGCAAGTACCTTAGGTAAAATATCAGATTTAGGTGTTCAAGCGGTAAGAACCGATAGTAATGGTGACAAAGTAAATATTAATCCTATAACATCAATTGGCTTATTTCAAGCTGAAACAAATCCTATTACAGCTGTTTTACTTGCTGATGGAATTACTTTAGGTGGTCTAGCTAGTGACCCATTTAACTTTAGTTATTTAGAAGTAAAACCTGCAGATTCATTATTAGATATATTCTGGGAGACTTCTACTAGTGGCTTAATATCTCAGTTAAACATAGACATAGATGCTGGGCCTGGTACATCACCCGCGATACCAAATCCACCTTTGTCGTTTCCGCCAGTTTCATCAACTTAAATATTAAAATAATGTCAAAGATAATAGAAGTAAATTTTTTTAATGCTTATTGGTTAAAATCTATAAAGGCGTCTAATGCTGATACTATACCCGGCTTTCCTAAAGCTCATCCTGGTATAGCTTACCCAGGTGGCTTAGCTAGTGGATATAGTTTAAGAAACTATTATATAGAAGAAGGTAGAATAAGAGGTGGTTTTAATAATACTTTTACAGATAATGGTGTTAGAGCTTATTTAGATGAGCAATATCCATTACAACAAAACAGAATAAATACTCTAATATACTCAGGTGTTTATAATTCTAGAACTGGTATAAACCAAACAAATGTTTTCTCTGTTGCTGATGAACTAACAAGATCTTTGGACCCGGCTCACGGGTCAATACAAAAAACATATTCCGAAGATACCAACTTAATAGTGTTTCAGGAGAATAAAATAAGCAGGGCTTTAATAGATAAAGATACTATATATACAACTGAAGGTGGTACACAAACTCAAGCTGCAGCTACAGTGATAGGTCAGTTCGTCCCTTATAAAGGCGAATATGGAATAAGTAAAAATCCCGAATCATTTGCAATATATAACTATAGGAAGTATTTTTCTGATAAAAACAGAAACTCTATAATGAGACTGTCTAATGATGGTCTTACTGAAATCAGCATGTACGGCATGATGGATTACTTTAGAGATAACTTAGCAGAAATATCAGAAAACTTTAAAACACATAACGTTCCTGGTATTGTTGCTAATGGAGGTGGTATTGCAACTACCGCGGCAGAAATAACCATAAGTTCTTCAGGTATTAAACCTTCAGTAGGTATGACTATATCTGGACAATCAGGTGGTTATATTACTAACGTAATAGAGAACAGTGAAACAAGTATTACAATTTTTTATTCTAAGCTTTTTAGCCCTGCTATATCTGGATCTATTAATTTTCAATTTCAAACTAGAGGAAGAATAATAGGTGGTTTCGATATACATAATAAAAATTATGTTGTATCATTACAGAAAACACCTAACCAAGTTTCTACTACTTCTGATTATCAGACATTAACTTTTGATGAGCAAATAAACGGTTGGGTTAGCTTTTTAACATTTAAACCAAATTATTTATTTAGTGTGTTAAATAAAACTTATACTACTAGAAATATTGAATTATTTCAGCAATATGATACTAGCATCGTTAATAATAGAGGTATATTTTACGGAGTTCAAAGTCCATCTAATATTACATTTGTTTTTAATCCAAATCCATCTGTAGTTAAAAATTTTAAAACAATGAGCTATGAGGGCAGCAATGGCTGGGAGGTTAAGTCTTTTGTATCTGGGTTTGAGGGCTTTGATCCAGATCCTCAAAACACAGGACAGTACATGCAAAATCAAGATACTACTATGCCAACTCCTCCTGGTATATCTGTTAAAAGTTATGAAGAAGGTCTTTATACAGACGTATACACTGGTCAACCTTTGAGAGCTGGGTTTAATAGAAGAGAAAATAAATATGTTTCTAACTTAATATCTAATTCAGCAGCTAGACCTGGTGAAATAATATTCGGAGCAGCAATGACAGGTATAAAAGGTTATTTTGCTACTGTTAAGATAGAAACAGATGCAACAACACAACTTGGTGGTGCTAAAGAATTATGGTCAGCAGGATCTTCCTATGTAACATCATCATATTAAATTAAATTAAATGGAATTAAACGTAAGAAATCTTACAGAAAAAGATTATAGTACATTAGTAGAATGGTGGAAAGACTGGGGCTGGGATCCAGTACCACAAGACATGTTACCTGACAATGGGGTAGGTGGCGTTATGATTCAGCAAGGTGATAAGCCTATAATAGCTGGTTTTTTATTTTGGAGTAATTCAAATATAGTATGGTTTGACTGGATAGTTTCTAATAAAAAAGCTAGTAAAATAACTAGAGCTAAAGCATTAATGCATTTGATAAATGTAGTAGAAGAGATGGTGAAGTCTGCTGGTAAAAAATATATAATAACTATCAGCGATAACAACAGCTTAATATCAACTTTTAAAAAGAAAAATTGGTACGTGGATAAAGATCCACTTAATAAAATAATTAAAACACTATAAGTATGGCGTGTGGAGACAACAACAAAAACAAACTTTATGCTGAAGAGCAAAAAGCAGAAGCAACACTTTTAGCAACAAAGGAAAACCAAGCATCAAAAGCTAGGAAAATTCAAGAAGATCAAATAAAGAATCTAATAAAAAATAGACAAGCTGCTATAAACCCGTATGCTGGCATGACTAATGAAATGGCTAATCTAGGTGTTGCTACTAAATCTGCTGAGTTTCAAGCTGAGCAATCAGATATAGCTTTAGCAAATACGCTAGACGCTATGAGAGCTAGTGGTGCTGGAGCTGGTGGAGCCACTGCTTTAGCTCAAGCTGCTTTACAAAGTAAAAAAGGTATAGCCGCTTCATTGCAAACACAAGAAGCTGCTAATCAAAAACTAGCAGCTGAAGGCGCTCAAAATCTTGCTAAGATGAAAGCTGATGGCGAAAAAATTAAGTTTGATATTACAGAGTCTAGAGAAAATGCCGAAATAAACAGACAGTCAGCTTTGTTAGATCAATACAACCAGCAAGTAGAAAGCAATTTTGATGCCTATACTCAAGCTGATTTGGCAGGATCATAATTTTAAAACGTATATAAATGAGTTATCAAAATCCAACAGGACTAGGCAAAAGTAGTGGTTTATCAAGTATAATATCACAAGAGTTTAGTAAAGTACCAAGTGAACAAACTAATAGCAAGGCTGTGAACAGGGCTAACATAGCTTCTTTAGCTCAAGGTGTTTTAAACTCCATAACGCCTAAAAAAGAAGCTTTAAAAGAATTTACCGCTACACAAAAGCGTCAACAACAAAACTTGTATAACGATGTAGCTAGTTATAGTTTAGGTTATGAAGATTTCGATAAACAATCAGATACATTTTTCCACAACTTAATTGATAAGTATAGCGAGATACAAGGCCATTTAAATAATGGCACTCTAGTAGACGAGCAGTTAGGTAGAAAAGATTTAGCTAAAATAAACAACTTAGTAAATGTTTATGGAGATGCTATACCTAGAATGCTTAGCATTAGCCAAGCGATTGAGACTGCATCTAAAGATCCTAATAGTCCACAGCTTAGTGTTAC